TTTGCGTCTTATTTATTAACGCTATTTGAGGTAACGTCCCTTCTCTTATCTTGGCTTCACTGTCTTCAAACAACCGGAACAACTCAGGGTCGTCAGGCAGTGAAGATACACCTACACATATATGGCTCATAATCGGTTCCTAAACTCTACAGTGTAGTCTTCGCCCGTTTCCAGCAAGACAGACCCATTATACCCACCACTTAGGTTAGGTATGAGTAAAGTGTTAGGGTCGTAGCTAGAAAACCCTATGCCCGCTAAATTTACTTTGTCCCCGCTACTAAGCCCGTGGCTTGTACTGGTATTTATAGTAACTACGTTAGAAGACAGGCTGGAAGTAGATACCGCTGCGCCCGCAGATGAGGTTACAACGTCTACTCCGGGCTTATACACTTTACCTGTGCTGTTCGTAAAAGTCTCACTAGCCCCAGATGGAACTGCTCGATTTCTTCTAGTTAACGCTAATGGGACGGTGAAAGTATCTGCGTCTACAACGGTTACTGTGGTTAAATGTGGGATAGTATTTTGATCGGCTGCGTATACCCACTGGTCGTTAATATATAGCCAATGTCTACTAGGCAACCCATTTTGACTGCTACTGTTGGTCTCTAAGCCCGCTAACCCTTCCAGCTCTGCTATCTCTGCTCCTGTGTTGTCTTTTACTACAATGTAGGAGAATGTGTGCTCTGGGTTACGGAACTCTATAGGACCTCCGGCATAGAAGAAGTCACCTTCTAGCCGTAGAGTAAGAAGCCCTGACGTAAGGGACGTAAACTCCACTAAGGTGGCTTGGTTTCCGGGGGCGCTAGCTATAAACTTACCCATAGTAACGGAGGGGGAGGTTAGTGCGGTCCCGAAGGAATAATTAAACCCAACGTAACCCCCACCTTCTCCCGCAGTAAACTTAAAGCTATCTATAACATCCGCGACAGAAGCAGTCGCACTCGCTCCCATTACGCAATACCACTACCGTATAGGAGATAATTATCTGCGGCTGTACAGACTAAATCTACAACACCACCAGAAGCAATAGTTATATCAGAAGTAGTAGCAGACGCACTACCTACAAGTTTAGTTACAGTCTGACTGTTAGTGTCTACGTCTAAAGTTATAGCAGCACTACTAGCATTACAGATAACCCATGTCTTGCCTACATCGCCAGCAACGGCATCAGGAAGAATGTAAGTAGCCGACGTACTGCCGGTTAAGATCACTCGTTTGTTAGCGTAGCTTGCGAAAGTACTAGCAGAAACAGAGCTAGAAGCCGACGCTTGAATGTTTATAAAAGAAGTTATACCACCGGAGCCAGTGATAATGCCTGTAATAGTAGCTGCGTCTGCTGCAAGAGCATCTATATTAGCTGTACCGTTAATGTACAGGTCTTTAAATTGATTAGAGCTAGTACCCAAGTCTACAGTGTTATCTGCTCCGGGGTCTATTGCATTGCCTGCGGCGTTGATATGTACTAATTCTTTCCATACTGCGGAACCATCCGTAGCATCGTAACACAAGTAACCTCTATCTGTACTAGAATTTCCCCAAAAACTACCTATATTGTAGTTCTCGTCTGTGTCGTTAGTAACACCGGGATTAGATGTGGTTACATTGTTAAGGCCTGCAACACCCCCTTGGTTTACTGGGATGAAGCCGCTTGTACACGTAGCTAACGCAATCTTAGGTCCGTCTCCGGTAGTACCGTCATGCTGGTGACCAGAAGAAGCATTGAATGCTGCAAGCAGAGCGTTGAACTCGTTGTTTAAAGGAACGGCAGATATAGCTACGCCATTCGCAATACTGGAAGCTGATTGTCGTGTGTAACCTGCCATATTATTGTTTTCCTGAAGTCGTGAATTTAAGTATCAACCCTTGGATTGAGTAAGGGGCAAACGTACCTGAACTTATAAATCTAAACTGGACGGAATGCCCAGAGCCAGATATTTGATAAGATAAAACAGGTTTAGTCTGTCCACCGTATAAAAATATAGAAGCGTCGTCGGCATCATCTACGTAAGTAACGCCTGCCCTACCGAACTCTGATATAGCACCTTCAGTTATTGAAGATAGATCCGCAGGCCTAAATAGATCAGGGTCCCCGTAATCAAAGTCTAAAGTTAAGCCCATAGTCATAGTGCCTTCCGCTCTAATGAAAGCGTCTACTTTTCGTATAGTCTTTCGTACTAGAGGGTCGCCCATGTCAATGTAAGGCGTTTCGTAAATAGCAGTAATATCTGCGCCGTTGAAGTCATTGCCTATTTCTTGCTGGTATATTTTACCTGTGTGGTCGCCATGTACTGTGTACTCTACATTGCCTATGTAACCTGAATCTGTACAGTTAGCCTGTATACCTTGTATGCGGCCCCACTCCCATCCCGTCGTGTTATCTTCAGTACGAAGTCCACCAATAAATCCGGGAGCATCTGCTACAGAAATATCAGTAGGAGTAGCTGCGTTTAGGAAGTAGCGTACTTGGGCCTTAGATGGGATAACTACAGATACCATTCTGTCTAAATCGTAAGTGCTAGATAAATGTATAAGGTCACTTTGTATAGACTTAGATAAAGTTTCTAATTCTATATCACCTATTCTAGCTGTACCTGCTACAGGACGGAATCCATCTTGCGCTAAGAATATAAGGTCGCCGCCTATCTCTACTACACTGTCAGGAGCTACACACCCTAAGTTTCTAGTGACGTTCTCGGCAATAATATCTGTGCCACTTTGCTTTATTCTTTTTATTCCTGTACGACCAAATATATACAAGTCATCTCGGAAAGGCATCATGTTAACTACGTCTACATCTACAGGTATCTGAGCCGCGCCTCCGCTAGCAGAGAAGTCTAAGATGTCCGTAGCCGCACTATAAGCCACTACACTAGCAGGTTGGTCGTTAGAACCGTCGCCACCTAGATATAAGCTAGTCTTGTAGAAAGCAGAACATTTAGGTTTGTTTATGGCTTGGTCGCCACCGTAACCATCGGTATCTCCGCTACTAGCTGCCGGAGGACTCGCCGAAGTATTAGTTGAGTTTTTATTACCAGTAGATGTGATCTGCTGGAAGTTATGCCCACCTGTAGTATTCCAATAGATAACCGCAGGGTTTACCCCGTCAGTTATACATACTTTGTTACCTTCATCATCGTTAAACTTAGTTATATGTACTCTATTTACACCAGTAGCAGTTGGCCTATAGTTTTTGCTACTTTCATTATTTAGCTTGCCACCGTCAGATATATTAAGCCATGTGTTGCCGGCTCGCATTTTGTAAATAGAATAGTAGCTTTGCCCTGACACCTGTCTAATAGCAATAACATCATCCGCTAAATCATACAAATCACGATATACAAAAACACCTAAAATAGACCCTGTTCCGGGGACAGTAGAGTTAGTCTCTGTGGTGTTGCTGCTACCTGCGGGGTTAAGATACGAGTACCCTTCTAGTCTACGGTAGCCACCAAACTCACCTACTTCATAGTTTACCAAGCGAGCAGCCACACCCTCTTTACCATCGGAAAGAGCTAGATGATTTTCTGAGTTGTCTAGACCACCTTGGCATATAACAGTTTGTTGTTGCGTTTGATCTGGCACTATACTTACACCCTGTCAGCTACTTGGATACCAATCTTGCCGCCGCCAAATGCTACACGACGGTCAGTAATTCTTTCGTATGAATTTATCAGTTGGGTTTGCATCTCTTTGATACCTTGCTGAAAACTCATCAATGCTAGCTGTCCAGCATCCATGTTCTCTTTAAAGGTAAACATAAAATGCACTGCGCCATCCACTAATACGTGCTCGAAGTTATCTGGAATCTTACATACGTCGTCGTGCTCAGTAAGCGCAAAAGGAACAGCAAAGTAATTAAATTTAACTTTGTACGCCTTGTTGGGCGAAGGAGTAATACCAAAGTGCAAGTCTTGAGACAAACCAGAACCTACACCGTGATCCAAAAAGATGTGGTCAGGCATACCTCTACCGGCAGCTAGGGAGTTAGCATCCGCATCTCTACCGTGATTAAAGTATTCGTCTCTTTCTATTTTTCTTAATGTTCTAAAGTTGTCTACTTTAACGCTATTAGGGTCCGTAACGGAAAAGCCAAGGTCGGTTATACCTACAGTGTCTCCTGTATTAAGGCCGTGGGCGGAAGTAGTAGCTACTGAAACTACGTTACTGGCTAGGCTAGCAGAAGATATAGCTATGCGAGCGCCTACTGTAGCAGTACTAGAAGTACTATTAATAGCACCTACTGTAGCGGCTCCAGTACTAGCTGTGTACGTCTCTGACGTAGCTTCGTTCACTGAGTTCCCTAAATTAGTAATAGGCAAAGGGTAGGTGAACGTAGTTGAATTTATCTTAGTAACAACTACAGAGTTTACGTCACGTTGAATTTGAAAAGAATTAAAGTCTACAGTTTTTAAGTCACTAGGAAACCGGTAAGACTCTACTCCTGCTTGCAAAGTTTGAGTGTATGTAGTGGCATTAAAAGGCCATTCAAACTCTGCTGAATTTATTTTTGCAATAGCGTGTAGTACAGCATCTTTAGTAGCTGCGTGTAATCCAGTGGCGCTAGCAAAGTCGGTAGCAGAAAACTCAACCTCATTGATGCGTCGGAGTACCTTATTGCAAAGGTTCATGTATGATAAAGCCATAATTACACTCTATTTAAAATTAAAAAGAAAGGGGGCCTACCCGTAAGCAAACCCCCAGTCTAAGTCACACTATCTTACGATCCGATAGCTGCAACGCCGGGTGCTAATTTAGCATCCACTGGGATACATACGATAAAGATTCGTAGTACACCAGTTGAAGGCGCAGTAGATACTGCTTGCATTTCTAGGTCAACAGTGTCGTTGGCCGCAGTAATGAAAGTACCTGAAGCGCCAGCAGTTCCTGTACCGAAGTACGAACCCGCAGCAGCATCTTCTGGATCTACAACATTACAGATAGAAGTAACGATACCGCCACTACCAGTAACACCTAAGTTCCAAGTAGTACCGTCAGCGCTTGCGTCAAACGCAGTTACGACTTCAATACCACCACCGATAATCAAAGTGTTAGCAGGAACGTCGATAGACTGAACGATGTCGCCAGCAACTAAGGCACTGCCTTTAAGAGCTTTAACAACTGCCATGTCGATGTTTGCTTCTAAGAAGTACACACCTCGGCCAGTTTGGACAGGCTGAGTGCCTGCGTTGATATTTGTAGCTTGGTCAAAAGTAGCCATTTTCTATTTTCCTTATGCAGACGCAGCAAGTGCGTATCGAGCAGTAACAAGAGCTTCTGGACGAAGGATCTTGCGACCGTACAATTGCATACCACGAACGATGTCAGCGAAGCTGTCAGGGTCACGATAAGTTTCAGTCTTGTCAATTTGCTGTGCAGAAGCAATAGCAGATTGATGACCAGCAATAACAATACCATAGTTATTAGTGTCGGATGTGTCATTAGCAGTACCCGGACCTGAACCTTTGTATGGAAGGTTATTAGACTTGTAGATTTTAAAGCCACGAATCTTACCGCCACCGATTCTACCGTTAGCAATAATACCGTCGCCGTCCATAGACAAGTTAAAGTCTGCACTTACAAACTTAGAGCCTTCATCCATTAAACGCTCGAAGAACACAGGATCAGCAATGAACCAACGATCTTCAGTGTCTACATTGTTAACATCCATAATACGAGCCATACGGTTCATAACTTCTAATGGAGAAGCGAAACCAGCAGTGTCTGTACCGTTAGATAAAGGAATGAATTTACCCGCACCAGATCCACCGAAAGTAGTGAAATCTAAGTTGTTGGCTGCAATAAGACCAGAAGCTGCTGCTGTAGTAGAAGCAACAGAGCCGCTGTCTACAGAGTCTTCAGTCCAAGTGCCGTCAACGCCTTTAGTCCAACCAGAAGCGTAGCCTAATACTTCGCCATCAAAAGTGTCACGCAATTTGTAACCAGCACGGTCAGTTGCCATATCCATGAAGTTAACGTGTGAGTGAGCGTTTTCGATGTCATCCATCTTGAAGCTAAAGTAGTTAGCTTGGTCGATGTTTAATGAAAACTCGCTGTCGTCTAGATCCTGAGTTTGGATCTGAGTGCCGCGAGCGTAAGAGCTTACTGAAATTTCAGGTTCTTTGATAATTTTAACTGAGTCGCCAAAGTTAGCAATTTCACCCATGTAATCAGTGTTAGTAATGTCTTCAACAACAGAAGACTTGCGGAAAGCCTTTTGGACTTTCTGAGAATAAATGACAGGCGAGAAGTTACCGTTAGGTAGATTTCCGTGGCCCGTTGCTTTATTAAATGCCATGATGATTTCTCCTTAATAGAAATATAGTTAGGGGCATTGATAAACGCAAAAGGTAACATACGTAAGGGCTTCAGTTCTGTGGGTGTCCTGTAAAAGGGGCCACTAGCTAAAGGTGACTAACGCCGTTTGACTTTTGGTAAACACAGACCGAGGGGTAGGCTTTATCAGATGCGGCCCTAGTCTGTGAGATAATCCAGTGATGCTACTATCTAGCTCCACCAGAAAGATCGTAGTTGAAAGAGCCAGAGCGAATGGCCTTTTCAATTTCCTCTTCGTACTCATCGTATTGATGAGAATTTAGAGCTTGTACTTTTGATTCACTCCAACTTCCATTGTTACTGGAAGTGCGAGGAGAACCACCTGAAGTGCGAGTTACCGATCGAGCTGCATCGTTACCCTTGCCTCTAGCTTTAGCAGCAGCCATTGACTTAGCTAAATCAGCTTTGTATAAGTCGATAGCTCTAGCTGCGGCTAGCGCGTCAGTGTCGTTTGCGTATAGAGCTTCCTGTATCCATTTAGGCTGTCTTTCTGCCCAAACGTGGAATCTCTTATCCTGTCTGATCTTATCAAAGTCAGGGTGCAGCGACTTCAGGTGGTCCTCTGCTTTATCTTTATGGATCTTAGTCTCTAACTTACGAAGACTGTCCATTTTCTTTTCTACTTGACCTGTAGCCTCTAACGCTCTGCGTTGGGCTATAGTGTCGATTATTCCTGCTACGTCTTGGTATTTTGTTACCCATTCGCTAATAACTTTATCTGTTTTAGGAAACTTAATTTGTTTCCTAGTAGCAGCATCTAGTTGAGATTTCAGCTTTTTAGCTTCGGCCTCAGCCGCGTTTGTCTTGGCTTGTGAGTGCCTTCGTAAATCTGAGTAGCGTTTTTTAAATGTTTCTTCTTCAACCGAAGTAGCTGCGGGTTCTTGTCTTTCCGCTACGTTAACTTGCTCCGGTTGTTCTTTTTCAGAGCGATATGCTCCTTGATATTTACCCATGCTGGTTTTACCTATTGGGGGCCACAATGATGATACTATCGCGGGTAGCCCTTGCCGTCGATCTGGTGGGCTTTACCGTTTCTGGAAAAAGCCCTTGTCGTCTCGTAGAAACCCAAACGGATTGCTACCACTTTTAGTTTCGTAAGCTGCTAGCTGATCGCCTAGACCTTTACCTAGTTCCGCCATCTTAACGCCATTACCCAAGCCTGACATAAATGCAGTACTAGAGTCGTCTCCACCACCATAAGATCCTGCTTGTTTTAGCAAGGCAGCCGCTACTCTGTTCACATCTGCGGATTTTTCTTCGTCGTCGGACTTAGACACAGGCGTAGTATCGCCATCGCCTTCTGGCATATCTATGAGGCCCGCTTCGTCGTCTGCGTCAAATAACTCAGCAGCGTCTTCTTCACTGAGGCTGTCTTCTCTCATGTAAGGCTCTAATTCTTTGTCTTTAGCTCTCTGCTCGGCCGCTATTTCTTCAATCAACTCGGCATTCATCATTTCGGAATCAAACTCGAAGCCTTTATCAAATAAATCTCCGTATGGATCTGGATCTTCATCTACAAGGCCCCCTTCAGCGTAGCCTAAAAGACCACCCTTACCGTATTCCTTAGACTTCTTGTCCTTTTTAAGATCAGCTTTGTCTTCAATTTCGTAAGCTGCAATCTCTACTTCGTTACCTTCTTCAGTCTTTCTAGATTTCTTTTCAGTATTATACTTTTCAGTAGTCTTACCCTGAGATTCTCCAGTAGCAACTAGGCCATCCATAGCCATAGACATTAAGCCCATAGACGCTTCGTCGTGCATTTTTTGGATATGCTTTAGACCATGCCATTTAACTACGTCAGCCGGAAGAACGTATTCGTCTTCAGAAAGCATAGCAGGAATATCGTCTCTAACATTCTCAGCGTCTGAGCCTAGCGGGATTTCGTTGCCACTAACAGGGTCGATACCTACAATAACGTCAGCGGACATCATGCCGCCGCAGTTCATTTGGGCTACTTCTTCAGTCTCTTCAAACATAGGATTCATTCCCATTGCCTGAGTCATGCCGCCAGTGTAACCACCCATATTCATGTTTTTGTATTTTGAATAGTCTTTCTTTGCGTGGCCCCCGCCGTGCATTTTTTTATTTTGTTTGTTGCCGTACATAAGTCCACCTTTGTATTTTTCTTGAATTATATCGCCGTAGAAATTCTTACGGTCAGCTTCGGCCTCTTGAGGAGAGGAATACCCTTCTATCTTTTTAGCGGCCATTCTTTTTATCGTGTTCTAATGTGCCGCGTACCTCATCTCTTAATGTATAGAGTCTTTTGAGTTCCGCTATAGCACCTTGTATCTCTCGTATTCTATCTACGTCTTTTTCTTTCTCTAGGAAACCTCTAAGAGTTTCTATTCTAGATTCAACGTAAACTAAAAAAGCATCATAGTGAGCTATATCATTTACGAAAGGTAAAACTTTACGAGCTACATTAGTATCCATTACTGAGGAGGTTGCCCTTCACCAGTGTTAGCAGCAAACCCTGCCGCTCCGGGTTCGGGAGCCGCTCCGGGCTGTACTTGGCCGCCTATACCTGTTGGATCAGATACTGGAGGGGCACCACCTTGTCCGCCACCTTGTCCGCCACCCATAAGTGCCGCTAGGATTGCAGCAGGATCTTGTTGTCCTTCTGGGGCTTCAGGTTTCTCTGGTTGATTCTCCATGAGTACCTTCTGGTAATCCGCTAACATCTTAGCTTGAATCTCGGCTTCTCTAGGATCGTTTAGAATCTTATCTTCATCTAAATCCATAGACGCTGCAATCTCACGAAGAACGTAATCGTACTTAACGTAAGGAGCCATGTTGGGGTTCTGGGCGGTCTGCAAGAATTGTAATAGTTTCTGAGAACGTATCTCATTACGCATCAAAGACTCTGTGCCTAGTGCTTCTACATCTAAGTCCCCATTAGCAGCAGGGTCAAACTTAAACTGCATATTGAATGCAAAGAAACTCTTTCCTAGTGGCCCTAATAGATAGTCATCAATGTTACGTACTACAGCTTTAATGTTCTGTGCGGCTGCACCCATAAGCATAGACATACCAGAAGCAGTACGGCCTACACCCATAACACCAGTCATACCATGAGAGTACGAAGGTATGCCGGTAGATTCATCTGCTAGTTGTCGAGTCTTATCAAACATAGCCAGACACTCGTTAGTTACATTAGGGAACTTAGTACCGAATATAGCCTGTCCCGGCGCACCTGCCTGTCTACGGAATATCTTGCCCGGATAGATAGACATATCTTGGCCGGGAATCAAATTAGTCTCATCTACTTCAATTAGTAAGTTAGATGACAATGCTGCGTTATCAATACCCATACGCATGAAGCCATTCATAAGTAGCTGAGTGTCTTCCATATTCTCAGCAATACCAATACCAAAGAAAGAATACGGGTTTAGTTCGTAAGGAACTGCGTGATACGGAATGCGAGAAGGAGTAAATGGATTAAGTACAAGGCGGATTATATTGCCATTACAGATCCATGCGTTAATATGCACTTGGTCTCGGTCAGCTAGTTTAGACGGAATTTCCATACCGGCTTCTTCAGCTAATTCACTGTCTATTACACCCCAGTACTCTAGAACTTCATATCTAGTAGTCTGGTTACTAACTTCGTTGTCTTCTAATACGTCTTCCCAGTACTCTGAAGTGTACGAAGGACCCATTTGAATAGAATGCTCAATAACCTCCTCTAGGAAGTAAGGGCGCTTTTTAAGTGCTCTCAATTGAGAACGAGACATACGATGACGTTGGATAACGTACTCTGCTTCATCCATATTGTGAGCGTCTGGATCTGGGTAAATATCCCAGATAGAAACAGACTCTACACGAGGTACAGTTTCGTAGATAGGATCGTATTCACCTTCTTCTGTCCATCGTGGGTACTCTTTATCGAAAGCAAATGGCCCTTTAAGTACCCCTGTACCAAACAAACACATCTCAAAAGCAGTGTTACGAAGGTGTTTAGATGCTTCGCTCTCTTCTAATTGATCGTGGATGCGGGTTTCCATGTTACGGGCAGCTTTAGTTAACAGATCGTAAGTCTGGGAAGTAGGTGTTTTACCGTAGCCTTCTTGTAGCTCGTCGCCAACTCGACCTAGAGTCTCTGAATATGGGCCTAAGTTATCTGTAGTAGAAGGACGTGCTCTGTTGTTTTTTTGACCTTTAGGAGCGGTCTTCTCTGGTTTACCTGTAGCAGGGTTAGGGACTTTAGACGCGATATTCTCTTCTGTCAATTCCATCTGATCGAAATACACGGAAGAAGGAGAGTCACTAATAGGGTTCTTTGTAGGATTGATAGCAATAGGGAACTTAGAGCCAGCAAACAAAACGTCTACAATCTGAGCGTAAGCAGCTAGTACTTTGGTCTTGGTGATCTTAATGAAGGCACGAGACTTCTCAGCGTCGGTAAACTTAACGTCGTCACCGTACACACCCCTATAGTTTTTATAGGCTTGTAGCCATCGTTGCTCGTCACTGTCACGTTTCTCAGAGGCTGCACTATAGCGGTCTCTAATCCAACCTTCTAGGTTTCCGTACTTACCGTCGTCTTCTTTTTCTAAAGCAAACAGCTCATCCGTGATAGTGTCAATGTCTATCTCTAATTCTGTCGCGCTAGTGGGTTTGTCAATTATAGGCATCTAGTATCCAAACGTATTATCTGATGGTTGCCACCTAGTTGGTGGGGGAGTTCTTGTATCCCAAGGCGAGCCAG